ACGATCTCGAAGGCTGCCCAACCGTACGTGAGCATCGTGAGTACGTCAGAGATGAAGTCCTGCCATGTGTGGGACATGTCACCCATGCACTCATAGATGAAGTCTGCATCTCGCTTCGCCTGATCCGACTCGTCTTCAGGACCCACCTTCCACTCCACGGACCGCATCGTCTGCTCGATAGCGAGCATGATGGCTCCGATCACCGGGTCAGTATCCATCATCTGTCGGAACGTCTCACGCATCCTTTCAGGCGTGAGGCGCGTAAGGCGCTCCTCATAGATCACGCCTGCAGCGGTCCTGAATCCGCTTACGCCCAGCTCTTCTGTGGGATTGGAGCTGATGACGGCCGGAGCGGGGTAGTACTTGGTTACAGTTTCAAGATTTCCGCTAGACTCGTTCTTTCTTCTCCTCGCCACGGTGGCTCCTCCGTAAGTAGCCCGCCAGACACAAGCGTGGGCTCCTTCATCATTGATTCTATCTGCTCCATGGTCGGCAGGGTGTAGGCATAGGTGCGGACTTCAGCGAACGCATACACGACAGCATCGGCACGGTCCGGAGAGGGTACACCGCGCTTCCTCATCTCAAGTTTGGATTCCATCTTGATGAGTCCGTGCGGCGTCGGGGAGAAAGTGGGAGCCGACAGCTGCCCGTACAAGATGTCCTCCTCCGGATCCTTGTAACGCGCAAACGATACCTTCCCATCCTGAATCGCTTTGCGGAACTCGTACCAGAGTTCGGTCCTGTAGTCGTGGTATATATCCGGGTACGAAGTGGGCTCTCTCACGTCCACTCCAACTACAGCCACGTCGTTCGGGACAGCTTCCTTCAGGAACGAGTAGACACCAGATCCAACACCGATCTTGTCCACGCGGACCTCTTTAGCATTGTGCTTGCGGATGATATGCATGATCCTCTGGCACGTGTCTGCAACATCCGCGCCCGTCCAGTGGTAAAGCCCCAGCAGGTAGTAACCACGCCTTACGGCCACGACAGTTTCCGCATCTCCCATCTCCGCTACGTCCACGCCTAGGATTACAGGTCCCTGCGGATCGCCCAGATCGGCATTCTTGGCCTTCTCTATCAGGTCGGGCGGTATGACTACGTTGCTGTACTCCGCACCCGGAAACTCACCGAGCACGCGTATCTTGTACAGAGGGTGGTTTTCGCCCCAGATCCGTCTGCGCTGCTCGACCCACTCCCACGTGATCAGGCCCGGGATGACGGTACGTCTCTGCCTCACGTTTGGGGTGTCGAACGCCGAGATGCTGTGCTTCACGAAGTGAGCACCGAAGTTGGGATCATTGAAAATCCTGTGGAAGTATCCTTGGTTCCGGGTGGGGTTCCCGATTGCGAGGATGCGAGCGTTCCCAGACGCCAGCAGTGAGTCCACTGCCTCCCACATGGGCTCGGGGTAACCACTTGCCTCATCCACGACCACGAGTACGTTCTCGGAGTGGATTCCCTGCAGCTTGTCTGGGTCATCGGTTGCCACACCGATCGCATATGCATCCTCTGAGAGCGTGTACGAGCCAGTGAGAGGCTTTCCTCCGAGAGGAACCTTTGACTTAGCAATCATGCGGTTGATTTCGCGCCAGATGATCGTGAACACCTGCCTAGCAGTGGGAGCGGTCGTAACAGCCACGCACGGCTGGTACAGGTTTACGAACGTGAGGACTATGGCGGCTGCGCAGAACGACTTGCCACTCGCGTGGCACGACCTCACCGCGACAGCGCGATGGCGGAATACATCCTCAAATATTCTGCGCTGTTTTTCCCACAGGCGTATGCCGAGAACGTGCTCTGCGAACAGGATGGGTTCCTGACGCATGCGCTCCACGATAAGAGCGGCGCGTTTCCTGTCCGTGCCGAGCCCCTTCGCAAACCGGGCTGGGTCAATGACAATACGACTATCCTTCATCACCAACTGCCTGCCGCAACACGTCCTGCCAGGTAATGGTACTCTCCACAACCTCGTCCCCCATCACGTCGGAGACGATACGTCGCAGCGTTTCCAAAGCTGCGGCAAGGTCTCTCATCTCCCATGACTGGACTGCAGCTTGCTTTGTGGGTACAGCGGATACTCCTTGTTCACGGGCAGCTACAGCAACCTGCGCGAGTCTGCTTTGAATCAGCTTCACACCCAGTAAGCACGCCTCCACCATTGAGGAGCGTATCTTGAAGTTCGACTCCACGTACTCGGCCATCAGGCGGTTTTTGACTTCCTTGGAGATAGCGCGGTAGGTGCGTGTACGCTCCTCGTGCCACTTCTCCTTGACTGCACGCTCCTGCAGCGTACGGAAGTTCAGGCCGAGTGCACGTGCGACATCACGGATGCTCGGAAGGATATGTTTACCATCCTTCTCGATCCCGAACACATACATTGTCCGGGCCTTGATGATGAGCTTTTCGTCTGTCTTACTCGTTTTCACTTAGCGCCTCCTCCCCCTGCGAGAACGACTGGCTCGCTGGGCTCCACGACGCCGCCTGCGTTCCCGTTCACGCTCCTCCCGTGTGCCCTTGGGGCGTGTGCGACGGCGCTCAACACGCCTCGCCTGCACCTTCGGACGGCGACGCGGCCTGCCTTTGGCCGCTGTCCTTGCTCGTTTGGACTCACTCTTGGGCTTCTTGGGCATGTTTCACACACCTCCTAAAACAACTATACGCGAGATACGGGAACACTGCCCCAGTTCTTGCGCACGACCTGTTCTATCATCTCTCTCCTGCGCATGTCGAAGTACTTGTGGAAATCCTCGGACGTACTGAGGAAAATATGTCTTCTTGCCTTGCACGCCCTAAGCACCTCCGACCTTTGTGACCTGCTGTTCGGAGCGGATAGCCACACCATGTCTCCAACGGATACGTACTCAGCAAACCTCTCGTACACGGTAACCAGTGCGTAGATCCTGCTCTTCGTCGAAATGCCTACGGTGCACAGGGATTCGACTCTCGGTGGCAGCCCCATGGAGAATATGAGCCAGTACGGGGAGAAGATCATGTTGGGTACCACCATGATACCGTTATCCTGCATGAACCTCTCCACGAATCTGGTACGCCACACGTTGTACACGTAAACCGGTAGAGGATCGTCCATGTGAACTGTGAAGTAAGTGCTGAACACCATCCTGCACCCTGACGTCTTTACTTCCTTCACGAAGTCCTGGAGTCTGGACCAGACGTACTTTTCCAAGTAGTCGTCGCGCACGTTCAGATCCAGTATCCAGCCTTCACCGATCATATCCGTTATGCGTCTCTTCCACTTTTTCCTGTACCTGACGACGTAGGTGTACTTTCCCGGATCGACGTCAACGTATCTACCGAACTGAGCAAGAGTCGCAGGCAGATACTTCAGGTTGTTGGGCACACGTGGAATCATGTCCTCGCGCAGTTGAGGAATCTGCTTCGAGAACAGCGACCGGATGCGCTCGGATACTACTCTGACTTTATCGGCTGTCCACAGCATACGCACCGCTTCACCTTTCCGCTCCCTTTCAGCTTTCCCTCTTCGTCAAAGAACTCCTCAGTCAGCATATCTCGAACAGGAGCCAAATGCTTGCCGTATGGGATGGGAGCCTGCACGAGCTCCTTCAGTTCCTCCGGCGAGAACCCGATGAGGTAATCTTCCAATCCCTCCGCAAACGAGACCAGCTTTTCGTAGTCAAAGTCACCGCCGATCCTGTTCAGATCCACGTTGAGGGCACGGGCTTTCCTGTAGTCGCCTTTCCACAGAACGCAGGGAACTTTCTTGATCCCAAGCTCCTTCGCGGCTCTCACACGCTGATGTCCACCTATGATCTCTCCGACATGCTTTTTATCAGGACCCGCGTACACGATCACAGGATCAGTGAAACCGTACTGCTTCAGGCTGCGCTTCAGCTTCCGCAGCTCATCAGCGGTGATGATACGCGGGTTTCCGGGCATGGGCTTCAGTTTTGAGATGGGAATGTAGACGACTTTCACTTCAGGTTGGAAAGGAGCACTCGCAGGAATTCGTAAGCCTTCTTGTCACTGATCCCTACTGCTTGTGCAGCAGCGGATACAGCTTGGGAGAAGCGTTTCGTCTGTAGATCCATGTTCGCAGGGAGATCCTGTCGTATGCGGCGCATGATGATCTGCCACACTCTAACGGGAGACAGGCCGTAACGGCGTGCGAGAACGGCCTTTGGGGTACCCTGCAGCCACTCCTCGTAAATCTGCCGATTGCGCTCTGCCGTATCCATCACTAGCCAGTCTAGCGTACAACCGTCCACACCGCACAACCCCTCACCCGAACGTACGTTTGGGATAGATCAAGGTTGATAAAAAGCTTTTATCGGGCCACTGCTTGACATTTTGTAACGTCAGTGGCATGATCAGACTGGCGAAAGGAGGGAGCCATGAAGGACGTCAGGCAGCTGGTGGATCGGTACCTCAAGGTAACGGAGATGATCAGCCGCCTTCAGGCTGAAGCAGATTCTCTCCGCGATCAACTCGTAGAACTGATCCCCGACACCCTTGTCCACAACGGCCGCCGCGTGACGGTCGTACGGCCCGTGCGGGATGCAGTGGATGCGCAGGGGCTATGGTCCACCCTTCGGAAGCGCGGCCTGCTGACTCCCCGCGTGCGAAAGATGTTTCGGATCACCGTCCCCGTATCCGCTCTTTGGGATGCGGTGGATCGCGGGTACGTCCCGCGCGAGGTGGTAGCCCGGCACGTCACGCAGCAGCCAGGCCGTCCGTACCTGCGCGTAACCCAAGTGGAGGATGAGCAATGAGGTTACTGCGCGAGGGCGACCGCTACGTGGCGGTTACACGCTATGAGGAGCGGGAGATCCCTAAGAAGGCCGGTTTCCTATGGGATCCCGACCGCCGCCACTGGTGGACCAGATACCCTGAGCGGGCCGCCCAGCTCGCACAGTACGCTGACGAGCCGCTGCGGTCGGAGCTGCTGCAGACCGCAGATCGGATCCGCCGCACAAGGGAAGCTTCCCGCGCGACCGACGCGGACGTCCAAGTACCCGCGCCGGACGGGCTGGAATACTACCCCTACCAAAAGGCGGGCATCAAGTTCCTCCTTGAGCACCCAGCCACACTGCTGGCAGACGAGATGGGGCTCGGAAAGACGATCCAGGCGGTAGGATTGATCAACGCGGACACCACCATCCGGACGGTCTTGGTAATCTGCCCTGCTTCGCTCAAGATCAACTGGCAGCGCGAGCTGGAGCGGTGGCTTGTGCGCGGCCTGACCGTCGGCGTAGCAGATGCACGCACGCTGCCCCGCACCGACGTGGTGGTGGTCAACTACGACATCCTAGATCGTCACGAGGAGCTGTTCCGCCGCCAGTGGGACCTGCTGATCGTAGACGAGGCTCACTACATCAAGAACAAGGATGCGAAGCGGACCCAGCTCACGCTTGCGATCGCTTCGAACGCCCGCCGCAAGGTGCTCATGACCGGCACACCCATTGTGAACCGTCCGATCGAACTGTGGACTCTGATCTCCGCCCTAGATCCCCAGAACTGGCCTAAAAAGCGGTTCTGGTGGTATGCCAAGCGCTACTGCAACGCCACTCACAACGGATACGGGTGGGATCTGCGAGGCGCAGCTCATCTGGACGAGCTGCAGGATCGCCTGCGGTCCACCATCATGATCCGCAGGCTGAAGAAGGACGTGCTCACTGAGCTGCCGCCGAAGATCCGCCAAGTCATCGTGCTACCCGCGAACGGTCTGCGCGACGTGGTGGACGAAGAGAGGCGGATCTGGAGGCGTCACGAGGATCTGATCGAGGAGATTCGGGCACGTATGGAGCTGGCACGGGCGAACGAGGACGAGGAGAGCTACCGGGCAGCTTTGGAGCAGCTACGCAGCAGCTACCGATATGCGTTCACCGAGATCTCCGAAGCGAGGCACCGCACAGCTCTCGCGAAGGTCCCGTATGTCATCGAGCACCTGAAGGCAGTGCTGGAGGAGCAGGACAAAGTGGTGGTGTGGGCACACCACACCGACGTCATCCGACAGATCGCATCGGCATTTGACCAGGCCGTTGTACTCACCGGCGAAACACCACTCGCCGAGCGACAGCGTGCTATCGACAGGTTCCAGACCGATCCCAACTGCCGGGTGTTCATCGGCAGCATCACGGCAGGAGGTGTGGGGATCACCCTGACGGCTGCATCGGTCTGCGTGTTCGCGGAACTCGACTGGGTGCCCGGCAACCTCACGCAAGCCGAGGATCGCCTGCACCGCATCGGTCAGCGTAGCTCCGTATTGGTCCAGCACCTGGTCGTGGATGGGAGCATCGACGCCCAGCTCGCGCACTCCATCGTCGCAAAGCAAAAGATCATTGACCAGGCAATGAACAAGTTTACGGGCGAGAAGCCGCAGGAGACATTGCCAGAAATCGAATCTCAGACTCCCG